CCATCCCCCGCAATCCACAAGCCATTGTCTACCGTCTGGTAGAGGGTGGGGTCGGTAACTACGGGGGCTACAGGAGTGGACACCCCATCTGCCTTCATAAAGGGATAGTTGACAACATCACCGCCAGTAGAACCCCAAGCCAACACTTGTGTATTGGTGAAGCCGTCAGCTTCAGTCTTGAAGTTCACACCCTGAGCCGCACCCGTAGCTCTAATCCGGTACTGGATTTGCACTCGAGCTGCAGTTTCGGTGTCCACCGTCGGGTCAATCATATTGTTGAGCAGATTGGTGGCTGCCGGAGACAAGACATTCCCATACCGATACAGGTTGCCCTCTGTGGGGTACGCATTCGGTGTGGGGTTGGTTCCACCTGAGAAGGTGGCTGGAAGTGGATTAGGGATGAACGCAAGGCCGTTTGAGGCAGCAAGGGTGATGACGTTGCCCAAGGTTCCTGCGGGAACCGCCCGTAAGTTCACTTGATCCGGAACGGTGGCATCGAGACTTGCTGTGCAAATAGCGGTGAAGCCATTGGCAGCGTCATTGATGGCATCCCGAATGTTGCCTGCTGTGATAACAGAATCCAAGGTATCGACATGGAACTCACCGACACCAGGAACACCCGCTGTCGCAGTAAGAAGCACACCATTAATCGTAAGGGTGTCCGCTGGAGCCAACACCACAGGATTCGCTACTTGAACGGTAGCAGAAGCAGTCATAGGGGGCTGAACGAGTGTTCGGAATACTTCCAAGAACACAAAGTCCGTACGCTTCACTGAAGGGGGGGTTCCTTCGTAGATGGTGGCGGGTTCAAGCTGAACCATATTCCACCCGGCTATTGCAGTAGCAGTGTAGTCCACCACCACTGGCATTCCTGCCACCAAAGCGGTGCGCTTACGCATCCAAAAAGTGTTGTCTACAAACTCCGGGTCACTGGTACCAAGGAAGTTGAAATCAGCCATCGGCTGGTTAGGAATCGGGCCCCTAAGCCATCCCGAAGGGGCTTCGCGTTGTTGGATAAGGTTTTCTAAATGGGAACGGACCTCTTGTGAGAGGTTGAGTTCCGCATCCAAAACGGGTTTCCCAGACTGGTAGACTTCAGAATCCCACGAATGTTCCCCTGGGGGGAGGTAGCGAGAAACGGAAGTTCCGGGGAAGTATTTATTTCTGATTGCCATCTAAATCTCCACCGATCCTACCTTACCCAAAAGCATGCTAAGAACATCGTTCATCGACGCCCCCGCTTCCCAACTGGCAGGCGGGTATTGGCAGGGTTTTGGCGCTTTGGCTTATTGGACGCAGTGCGAAGCCTACCTTGAGCCGCGGCTTGTTTTGCTGCTGCCGGTATTCGCTTCGCTTTGCGAGCCAACCCCGCTTTCTTACATCCACAACCCATAGAAGCCTCCGCTCCACCTGTTCCATAGGGGAACTATCGGAAGACCACCGAAAAGCGACACCCACAGGGCCATAGATTTGGACCCGTCTCGTATTAGTTAATGAGCGAAGGAGGAAAGCATGGCTATCCAGTGGACTGCACGAGTGAAAGGACCAGACGGTCGGTATACCAATGAGTGGAAGCCTGACGGTGTTTCCCACAAAGGGTTGGTGGTAACCGAATCTTGGGTCAAGTGTGTCCGGGTCATGTCTGATGTCTGGGAAAACCAGACCTTCGTAAAGGTTTGGGATGAGGAATCCAAAGAGGTAAAAACCATTACCATCTATACGACGAACCTCAGTTCTCGTTGTGGGTGTGTTTCGGAAGTTGATGCTCCTGCACATATCATTGCTACATATAAGGCTGCGCAAGACCGCAAGGCTCGCATCCGTGCCGCAAGAGAAGAACTTGATACGGCTCGCCGTTTGGAAAAGGAAGCACAAGAAGAACTGAAGAAAGTGGTGAACGGGCGTGAAGTCGTAGTGGTAAAGGGTCGCAAGGTTCCCGTAGGAACGCGAGGCCTCGTCCGATGGATGGGGGCTACCGAATGGGGCTACCGCGTCGGCATCGCCGTTACCGGTCAACCCCCAAAAGGCTTCGACCCCCTCCTCAACAAGTTGACCTACACTTCCATCTCCAATTGCGAAGCCCTTGTTGCCGGTTTGGAACCTAATGAAACCCCTGTTGGTGGTTGGGCCGCTTATCGGGATGCTGTCATCGCAGCGGAGACTGCCACTATTGCCTCTCGCCCGAAGAAGGGGCATCGGGTTCGGGTCATCGCAGATGGAACCAAAGGAACCTTGTTCTGGATTAACGGTGACCGTTGCGGTGTCGATACGCGCCCCGTCAAAGAACAACGAGGACGCAGCCCTGAACCCCTGTGGTTGCCCCTTGATGAAGTTGAACGCTTGGACGGTAGCCGTTCCACCATCGTAGCTGCTCCTGTAGCGGTTCCGGCTCCCAAGAAAGAAGAACTTCGGTGGCCCTACAATGAAGTTTGCTTTGTCGATGGTGCCGATGCACTGAACTATCGGGGTGAAGTAATTGCCACCCTTACGGAAAGAGGTCGAAATCGACTTGTAGAACAAAACCCTGAAATCCGCATTCTTGTGTAAGGAGATAGCGATGCCTGATTTAACGATTATGGGTGCATGGACTTGCACCACAAACCTTGATTGGTCTACCACCGTATCTGGTTCCAAAGGAACCGATTATGTTGTGCGCTTTGGCAGGTTGAACAACCGGGACCGCGACATTCAAGGTTGTCAATACGGTTGGACTTGCACCTGTAAAGGGTTCGCCTTTCGCGGGACTTGTTCACATTGGACAAAGGTTGAGGCTTCCAAAGACCGATGCGGTTGGAATGCGTGCCTTGAACCCACCCTTGAACCCGACTGGTCTAAGAGTAAGAACGAACCTTGCTGCCCCGAATGTGGGGCTGAAGTACAAGCTTTCAATGTTGGGGTTTGACCCAATCAGCAGTGCTTCAACATGCGGCGCAAGTAGTTCCGAGCCGTAAGCAATTCCCGAAGAACCCGTGGCATTTCCTTGATCCATCGAGGTTGTCCCCGAAGCCTTGAAATGGGGCCGCGCAGCTTCTTCTGAACTTCATTCTTCACATCTGACCGTTGCAATCGGTTCAAGCTGTCCCGAGCATCCTCGAGTTGTTCCACCAATTCGATCTCATCCGACACTTCTGCGGCATCCACAGCGGCTTCAACAAGAAGGAGAAGGTTCCGCATTTCGGGAAGGCAAGAAAGCCCTTCCTGTGTGCCATGGCCGAAGCCGGGACTCTCGGTACGGAAGCTCAATGGATACTGCCCAAGAGGACGGGTACGGAAAGCATCGGTGTATCCCCGGCTCTTACGCTTGCGAATATGCTTTGCCATAGCAGCTTGAGCTGACATCTGGGACCCGTGGTCTTCGGTGAGTGTGCGCACATTGGCACCACTGCCGCGGTCAGTCAGAGCTCCGTACACCTTATCAAGTTGCCAACCTTTCATCCCACCTGGCCTCACAACCATCTCGTAGAACTTGGAGGCACCCTTTGCAGAAGCGCCCGCATCGATCACGTATCCCATCCAAGCATTACCATCCCGATAAGCCTTGAGGTTCACACCTTCAGTCATAGGACGGTTCGCCACCTTGCGAAGCAATTTCAAGAGCGCGATTTTCGCTGCGCTTCCTTTGGGAAGTTCAGCAGCCAACTTGATGGTGGCAATACGAAGGGCAGGCATATCTATCTCCAAGGTTTACTTATGAAGGTGAATAAAAACATTACCGAACAGATCAAGGGTGTTGGATTACGAAGTCTGTAACCACAGGTGCCGGCAACAAGGCTCCCCCGATAAGAGTGAATTCCCCACCATTCAAGGGTGCCCCACCCGCCAGTAAAGACTTACTCGCAATCAAGTCCGACAACCCACCCGCCGGGCCAAGATGGGAAGCCACAAGAGCAAAATCTTCCAACACCGCATCGGCTGCCCCGTACCCGTTTGCGGGGGTCACTCCAGAAGGTGTGGTGTTGTCAGCTTCAGCAGGGAAGTCGAAGGTTTCATTGAGGAGTTGTTCAACAACCGGATCTGCTGACGCATCCGTCACCACAGCCCGAAGCGCGAGGGCCATCCCGAAGTCCTGATTGATCCCGAATCCCCCCGGAGGCGGTGTGTGTGCCGGACCGCGTTGGTTCGGATGGAGGATAGCGGTGCCGGGACCAAGGTTCCCACCAGTGATCCCCCCACCGGAAGCGACAAAGATAACGGCGGGGTTGAAGTGGGTGGTAGAACCCTTAATAGAAGGTGAACCCTTATGCGGTCCCGCAGGACCACCGGGAACAGTGAACTCGTTATTGACGAAGGGCCCATCGATTTCAAGAGCTGAAAAGCCCATTCCAGGACCGGGAGCATCACACAAAGTGGTGATATGAACACTCTCACCATCGGTGACCTCGCAAGTATCCAAATCCGCATACAACGCATCCGGCCCAAGGCTGAACTCTACGGTCCTCTTGGGGTCATTTGTGATGAGTGTGGCTGCATCATCTAAGACATCAAGGGGGTCATTGATGATAGACCCCGCTACGATGGAACGAGTAGCGGCACTGTCGCGAGACAACGGTATCGGTGGGGTGCCTTCATTGAGAAGGGTCACTGACCCACTGATGGGTTGTGAACACAAGTAGGTGTCGGTTACAGGCTTCCCGGCAGCAAAGGTCACAGTGACTGGATAGCGGTCTTCAGGCAGGGAATCCGTCAGAACGATAATTTGAGTGTCGTGCTGGAAGGTCCAATGGGTGGAAGGAATAACCGCCCCATCCACCACCACTACGAACACCCGATCTGCGATCATATTTGAAGACCACACACTTACGGTGCGCGCAGTCAGGGATCGAACCGTCACCACTTCTGGTGTGGTGTCGTAAAGGAATTCCCCTGAAGTAAGCGGTGTCGCTCGATTTAGGATCATCCCTTGGGGAGCAATTCCGTAACCGGTGGGAAGAGCTCGGATTCGATACCGAACAGAATCCCACCGTTGTTGGGATACACCCTGCGGGTCAATGGCACCGAAACTAACTATTCCCCGTTCTTCTTCTTGATGGGGAAGCTGTGAATACTCGAGGTTGGCCCAAGCGGCCGAAGGATCGGTAGTTTCCGTAGCGAAGTCTTCCGTTGCCCAAGGAGGCAACGGAAGATCTGGGCGATACAAACCCACTCCCCACGCAGGGTCTAAGTATGCTCGAACACGGCAGCTTGAACGCCAATCCATTTCCACAAAAACGGCTTGGTGATCTGAGTTGGGAACACTTAATCCATCTTCCCGGGGAATTGTGTAGCTGTTGATGTCCTGTTCAGGACCCCCATTCCAAATACCAAGGGTGCGAACAAAAGTAGCCGAGCTCAGACCGCCACCCGGTCTTAGGGGAAGAGCCGTTACGGAATCCCATACGGACTTCACAGAAGCGGTGCCCATAATCCCGAATTGGCATACAATTTCGCTATTGGCGATAGCGGAAAAGTCTGAGAAGGGCACATTCCCGAGCACCACATCATCTACCTTCAGCACCACGATGTTGGCGTTTGGATCGATGAAGGTGCGGTAGGTGTGGAGTTCCCCATCCGTAAAGTCGAATGCAAAGGCCCCCACTAAGGTGCCCGCATTATCTACCAGTGCAACGGAAGGAACCCCTCCAATTTCTGCCAAGATGGTGGACACATTGCGGGTGACCAACGGGATCGCCAAATGTGCCGTAGAGCCACCTACGAACACACCCAAATAAGGGGTGCTGCCCAGACTGTAGGACTCCACCCCAACCCGCATTTGGGTGATAAGCCCCTCATCCATAACAGGTGGGGGTTCAACTTCCTGGGACCAAAACCCTTGGGTGCCGGAAGAGGTCTCCAGCGACAAGAGCTGACCCCGAATGCTCATAGCCAGGTCGTTTGATGCCCCCGCTGTCCATCCTTCTGCTGTTGGATCCTGCAAGCCGGATATGGAAACAACGGGCAATGCGCGCAAGGTGTTGGGGTTGCTGGAAGGGGGGTATTGCTGGATGCGCAGAGTAGCGATTCGAACTTCACGTTCCGTATCTTGGATGCGCAGTTGAGCGGCACCCGCCCCTAAAGAAGCCGTTTCCAATAAGAAGGTGGCTTCCAAATCCGTAGTGACTTGGGGGGTCAAGTACGGCTCAATACGAGCGTACCCAAATTCTAAATTGGGTACGCTCGTAGCGGTGGAGGAAGTGCTGGACAAAAGGAGTGTGTCCCCTGTCGCATCCACTTCGGAAAACCCGAAACCACCCGTAATGAACCAAGGGTCGGTGGTCTCTTCCTGAGGGGTCTTGCCCATTTCCGTAAAGACATTGACACCCGTAACAGTATTGAGGATCCGGAGGGGTGATGAACTGTATTGCGCCAAACCCCATGTAGAAACCGACATTGCCAAGCGTGATACGGAGCCCCAGAAGAAGACACCTTCATCACCTTCAGGCAACACCAATGCGGTGTCTGCAGGGTAAGGAACAGCTTCTGTGATGGAAACCACCATCCCCGACAGCATCCCACCCATATAGAGTTCGGCAGAGCTTGAAGGGAAGGCACTCCGTAATTGGTAGGTGGCGAAGTCCGAATCCCATGGGACATCGAACAAGACTTCGAACACGTCCGCACCGTACTCAGTCGGACTAACCGCCAATGGGGAAACCAATGTGATTTCCACATTGCCGTCTGTGTCGAGCTCCATCCCACAAGCTGCGATTTGATACACCCCTGCTTGCACCCCTGAAGGAATCCTAAACTTCGTCCATGTGAGGTCAGACCCGGAGGCTTGATGCAATCCTGTCGGAAGTGCGGTGTGGGGAATGGAAATAGTAGTGGTGGTAAGCCCCGTAGCCGTCGCCTTGGGACCTAATTCCCACCCTTCTTCCAGATGGGTTTTTTCTGCATCCTTCAGCAATCCCAGGTGGCGAATCCCATCAACGACAACGAACCCTGCCAAAACAAGATGATTGTTATCGTGAACCCCGAAACCGATGCCGGTAAAAACACCGTCCGCAGTGTATGAATCTACGCGCAAGCGAGTGTAGTAAAGACACTCTGTCGATAACGAGAGATCAGCTTCTCGGGAATACAGCGCAGGAAATCCGATGTCGTAGGAACCTGAGGTCGCATCTGTAAGGGTCCACCCAGAAGTAACCAGCTCCCCTTGTACAACCCCTTCAGCCACCCAGGGGAAACCGGCTTGCAGTACGGGATCTACATCCCCAGAAAAGTATCCCCGTTCCTCAATAGCGGTCGCAGACACCCCCCCAAGAGAAACTGAATGGGGATTTATGTTGAGCAGGAGGCTCGTAGGTTCGTTAAGAAGGGCAGAATAGTCCCTTTGAAGACCGTGATAGCGATGTCCGATTTTGATGGGCGACTTTCGTTCCATCGGGGCAAGCAACAACCCCATAGGAAAACGCCCCATATTGGGAGTTCCCGGACCCATCATCGTAGGAGAAACAGGTGGTGCCGTATGCCCTACAGCCCGATCCCACTTGTTTAGGGTGAGCCCCATAGTGTTGAGACCCGCAAATTCCAATGGCGGGTTGGCAAACCAGATGTAGTCTGTCGAGACCGCCATCTCATTGATGCCACCACTCAAGGTCGCCCCTGAAATGGCAATGTTGGTATCGCCACTCGTATTTGCCAGGCCGATACTGTTCCCTGCAATCCCTACGGTGAGAGCCGAAAGCTCGAGCAAGGAACCCATTACATCCACCGCCACCCCACAATGGGTTGCGATGGCTGCACCTAAAGCTGCGGCAGTGGCATAGATGTCTGCCCCATTAGCCCACCCAACGACCGCACCTTCCTGAAGGGAGACACCGTTTACGGTAACAATGGCTCCGACCAAGGGTTGTGCGGGGCCGATCCCTATGGTTCCAACAGCCGTAGAAGGCTTTTCCGTAAGGGGAATCGGTATTTCAGGGAAGATCTGGCCGTGGTAGGGATTTACCTTCTTGACGGCTACCCCCACCCCGTTCAATTCAATGGATACATCTTCCTTCTTGGCAGGTGTGGCATCTCCCCAGCCTCGAACAAGCGGCCCCCTATCGGTATACAGATTGTCCCGAGTAAGAACGGCCGATCCTGTGAAGCTGGACACAACACCATGAACGAAGTTCCACGCCGTCGTGAACACCGTATCCGAAGCGGTGAGGTTCACCTTTTGAACCTTGAAGAGACTGATCGAGGAACCGGCCGCAGGAAGGATCAGGGAATTCCCCGTCGGAGCTCCGACGGGGAATATAGGGGGACCAAGAGCAGCCCCCGCGAGGAATGACAGAAGGGGTGTTCCATCAAGCAGTACGGAATAAAACCCACCCTTGATGTTGCGGATCAAGGAAAGGGTATGGGGTCCACTATCCCATTCTGCCGGAGCTTGTGCGATGAGACCGGGACTCATCACGTCGATCACCTTGGTTCCAGCCAAGTCGTTGAGAAGGATGTTAATCTGCACCCCGCCATCACAAACGGCGAAAACCGCAGTGGGCGCCCCCACAATGGGGGGAGCTATTACCGCAGTGGAAACATCAAAGGTCCAAGCGGAACGGAAGGAAGTGTTCGGAACTAATCGCCCGGAAGAATCCCCAAAAATCCAGCCATAGGAATCCCCTCCCGCTTTGGACAACAGCAAACCTGCCGATGAAGGACTGCTTGAACCAACCCCTTCTTCAATTGCCGTAATGTCTGGGTCTGCGGAAGGAAGGACATTTCCAGAGTAGGAAAAGGCTTCCGAAGGACCAACCAACAAGTCATAGGAAGTGGATGTCATTGGGTGGACATCCAGAAGCACGATAGAATTATTGGGTGGGGCTTGAAGCTCGGCAGAGTTGAGGGTTGGGGCTACCGGATAGCTTGTGGAAATGGAGTAGGAAGAAGGGTCGTCGATACCAGGAGTGTACTCAGCTTCGGGCAGCATATCTTGAGTAGCAGCCCCCGTAGAACGGAAGAAGTGCGCTTCTACGGTTCGACCATCATCAGGGGTTGGGAGCACCGCTTCTACCCGAGGAACATCCCCATAAGCCAAGAACCCCGCACTATTGACTGGAGGAGGCCCTAAAGGGTTCCCGGCGGCATCCGTTGGCCCAGAAGCGGTCAATACATAGGCACCGCCTAAAGTGGTGCCTGTGTGCTCCACGATGGCTGAAGTGAGCCCCAATGCCCCAGCAGTACCGGGAGTAACCGCAACCGAAGTCACAGCTACCCCGAAGGTAGCTGTGAAAGTGTACACACCAGCCAAAACGGAAGCGGTATTCATCTCCTCACTGAAGAACACTTCCACACGGAAGCCATCAAGGGATTGAACAGAAGTAACCCTCGGTGGGGTTATGTCCACCGATCCATAGGAGGAGTACCCGAAGGGAGCGCCACCATAGCCCCCAGTAGTTGGAACGGGGAGCCTCGGAAAAGCCGGAGCTCCGTAAGGGGAATAACCGTAGGAATCCCCTCCATACCCAAACCCAAAAATGGGACCCGGTAAGAAGATAGGCATTAGAGACTTATCCTATTGCGACCCAACCTTGGCAAACCTTCCTCCCACAGACAATAAAGACATCTACCCCTGCAGAACGATAGGGAGACCAACGATTAGGCTATGGGATTTGACCGCCAAGCAGTCCTTGAACCGCCGAAGCCAAGCGGTCGAGTGCAGTCCGCTGGTCGGGCTGTCCGCCGCCAACCCATTGCCCCCCATAGGGGAAATAAGGGTTCGACAAGCCCCTGTAAGGGTCCGCTGTAAAAGCGGCAGATCCTGCAAAGAGAATCCCCTCCGTTGAACGATAAGTCATAGAGTCCACACGGAAGTCCCCGACACCATGACACTTGATAGTATGCGTGGCGGGATTGTCCCACGAACAGTCAACGAACCCGACAGGGTGATCCAAATTGCTGCCAGTGCTTGCACCCCCAACCCATGTGAAATCGCAGTCACCACCGAAGCGGCAACCTTGAAGGCGCCCGTACCCTCCTAAAGTGATGTTTCCTGAAGAAAGATCACAATCGACGGCGGATGAAAGTCCTACATCAGCTTGCGGATGGGCGGTGTTAGAAAGAATCATGTCTGTCCCAGAACTTTGGGGTCGGGATTTGGTGAGGAAAAACCGAAGTTCGGGGCCTTGCGGCCAACCTGTGGCGTCGATGCAAGCTCCTGCAAATGCAGAGTTTGCCCAGTTACAACCTGTGAAATGGACTTCATACATAGACCCCGCAGCATTGGAAAGAAGAACTACCGATCCCGTCAAGAAAATGTTGACGAAAGAAAGCAGGTGGGGAAATGCGGTAATGGGTGTGGAAGTATTGTTCATCGTTACGGAATGTGACGGTGCAAGTGTGTGGTCGCTCATAATCACAATTCCCACACTGCTGATGGCAATGGTTCGCAATTCCGGGATAATGAGGTTTTCGGGGTAAAAACCAGGAGCGACTTCGAGGACCCAAGATTCATACTCTTCCGCAGCCGTTGTTGCGGGTCCAATATGGGTCAGTGCATCCTGAATGTGGGAGAAAGGAGCATTGACGGAACCGGTGGATGTTCCTGTGTACTCGGAATTAACCCACAATGTGGTTTTGTTTGGTGGGGAAAGAGCTTCCATGGCGGTTTGTTGTGTTGATTGCCCCGTCCCACCTTCACCAAACCCTACCGGAAGTGACGAAGGAATGTTGCCTGCGGCCCTTCCACTGTCCGCACCCACAAGCCCCGTCGCATCCCCAAAGGAAACAGCATTGCCTACGGTAGCCCCAGCGGGACCAACAAAGTCACCCGTCCCGGTGGCAATGCCCACATAGCCGAGAGCCAGATCCCCTGAATTACTGGAATCCTTCAAGATGTAGTATGTGAAAGGTGCCGCAGCCCCTACTTGAATACAACAACCATCATCGGCTGCGGTGTATACCCCTACGAGCATATCTGCCGCCGAGCCAAAAGTGTATCGCGGCAAGATGTGGATGCCATCGGCTGTTGTCTGTTGATTATGAAAAGCACTCATTTAAACCACCACCATATTTCCTGAAGAGTTGACGAGAATGAACCCGGAAGAGTTGACTAAAGGGGTTGCACGCACAAAGGCCGCAGCGGTTACCGCATAAAGGATTTCCCCTTCTGCCGTAGGAGCTGGAAGCGCACCGCTACTTGTCGCCCAAGTCACCGTACCTGCCCCATCCGTTGTTAGAACATCCCCTGAGGCAACACCATCCGTAACAGGAAGGGTGTAGGCCGTATTGATTGTAACCGCCCCTGTAGCAGCAACCTTGAACCGTTCATTGCCGCCCCCGTCTGCGATTGCGTAGTCACTGCTGACCGTTTGTGTCCCAGTCGTCCAATCCGGAACCCCACCTGTTGTGTGGATGATTGCGGATGAGGCAGCATTGGTAAAACGGTTAAGGAGGACGAAGGCATCCGTACCCGCAACTACGATGTCAACCGTAAGCGAACCTACGAGCCCCAAATCACCGTTATCGGCCAATAGGGCGTTGCTGTCCTTGAGGATCTTCCCCGTTGCACCATCAAATCGAACTACTGCATTGTGGGTTGAAGAAGCCGGACCAACCACATCTCCAGTCCCACCGCCCGAAAGCTTGAGTGGGGTGCCGTCTTCGAAGACATAGTAGAGATGGTTGTCATCCAACCCGGCTGTTCCATCGGCAACAAACAAGCCCCCGATGTCGGTTGCGGTCCATCCATTGGCTGCCAATGTGAGATTGGCAAGTGTGGACTCGGTGTAGATCATCCCAGTGGGATCAATCACACCCGGAACGGTGAGCTTACCGCTATTCGCATTGTAGACAAGGGGTCCGGCTGGAGCATTGGGGCCGAATGAAATCTCATTGGCTGCCGAAACAACCACTTCCATGTGGGAAGGCCAATCGCCATTCGTTTGAGTGGTCGCTTGAAAGTTCCCAAGGTTTGTTTGGATGGCGGGATCCCCTGTGATGTAGAAGACTTGAGCCAACGGTCCTTTGGTAGCACTCTGGATTCGAATGAACCCCACAGGGCTCTCATCTGCGATCACATATTGGGATTGGTTCAGCTTGGAGATTGCATCTGCAATGAGGGACCCAGCAACCAAATCAATAGTGAAAGCTCCAAGGTCCGTACCGAAAGTTGCAATACCGTTAGCGAGAGGAACCGTATAGGCAGCGGGTGCATTCAAAACCGCTCGCGTAGCATCCTCAGGCCTACCCAAAAGGATAGTTCCGACGCTTCCTGCGGTAGCTGGATACCGAAGACCACCAGGGGCGATATAAACCGTTCCCCCATCTGGGGCTCCGGTGCCTGAAGCTGGAAGGTTCTCTCCCAGTGCATCACCACCAACAAGATGAACATCACCGCCTGTGGGATCATGCCCCTTACCGCTATTGAGCCCCGCACCGCCGCGCATAATGATGGAACCGACTTGGCCCCCACCATCCGTAGGCTGTGCGCTCAGAAACAAGTCATAGTTGTGGTAGGTGGCCGTAGAAGTAGAGTTTCCCCAAATGAAAGTGGGACTTCCATAAGGAGCATTACCAACCCAGACCGCTTCACCGAGAGTAATTTCAGCACCCCCACCGAAAGGGTTGGGGTCGAGCTTGATTTCAGCTTTGCCGATGCCACCGATTTCTATTTTGGAAACAACTTGGAGCTGCCCATCGGTACTGGTAATCGGAGTGTCGGTTCCCGGAGGGTTCCCATCGAGGATGCGAACCGCTTCGGAGTCCGCAACGATGTCTCGCCCAAGACCCCCACCAACCATTCCGGCATCGTAAGCATCGTCCAAGGTGCGAGCTTCGATGGCGTACGAATACACTTCATCGATAGCATCTTGAACATTTTCGGCTGTGAGATCCCCCGCAACTTCAGTGACCCCGATGATACGACTGTGGTTCACTAAAGCGTGGTCGTAGAAGATGGTATCGGCAGGCACCGAGGCTACATAAAGGGCACCGTTAATCGCTTCGATGGTTCCGTGCTGGCTGGCACCCAAGCGGATGTTTGCAGCCGCAGCGACGTTGGTTCCATCCATCGAGATGTCGCCAGGGTTTTGGAAGTCACACCAATAGCCGCGGAATTCCACACCGGTATTGCAACCATCTTGACTGTTGTTGACGGTACATTCCCCCTTGAAGCGCGTATAGACTGCTTCAAAAGTAGACCCCGGCGAACCAACTGCGGAAAATTGGATGTCGACGGCCGTCGCCCCCGTAGGGTCAACCCAACAATCTCGGAGGTACCCTGTCGAATTGTGTACGAGCTGGATACCGCTTTGGCCACCCAGGCGACAACGAAATAGTTGTGTGTAGGAATTTTCCCCAATGGCTACTGCCCACCCCAAATCCGCAGCAAGGTAGCAATCTTCCAAGATGGTTGGGGCACCGGTGGTTCCTCCTGAATGATAGCAAGCGCCAGTTCCAGAACTGGTGAGTCTGCAATGGTGCAGATGGGTGAGCCCCCTGCTGCCGGCTTGTTCTTGGATCACATCCGATGCACCAGCACCGGGGCGTTCAAAGTGGATTCCTGCAATCAAAAGGCATTCGTTAGCCACAGGCAATGCGATTGAGTGCGCACCCATCGCAGCCGTCTGTTGGACTTTAACGACTTCTGCACCGGCATAGATAGAAGTGAACTCGGTCACTCCAGGCCACCCCACCACATGCACAAAGGGTGCGAAGGTCAGTTGTTCTTGGTAAACCCCCGGACGAACAGCCACAAGCCATTGGCTTTGCACTGAAGGTCCTTTGCTTACGGCATCATCGATAGCCGCTTGAATGGTATGGAAGTCCCCTGAAATGGGATCCACATAAAGGATGTTCCCAGAAGCAGAAACGGTTTCAACCAGACTCAACAATGAGAGAAGGTTGTTGTTCTGCTCGTTTGTCCACCCCACGGGGTCGATGTCTGCGGGAATGGGTGGGTTGGAGCCACCGTACTGTTCCCCTGCAGCTACAAGGTGCAAGGCACCAAAAGCGGTGAGTGCACGAAGTCTAACGAACTGTTCCGTAGTGGCCGTACCCACAACCATATTTGAAGTGGTGGACTGTATAACGATTGCGAAGCCATCTACATCCGGGGTCATCAATACCTGACTGGAACCCGGTACATTGTATGCGGTGATGGAAGAGGCCCAACCATTAGCAACATCATTGATGGCACTGGCAATAGCCGAAGCATCCGTTGTAGTGCTTCCTGTCACTGCGAATTCGTTGATGCCGACGACAACAGCTACGGCATTAAGAGCGAGGCCGTTGATGGTTAGGCTTTCGCCCACCGCTACGGGAGCAGCTATGTCAACCTTGGGTGTGCTGTACTGGAGCCGTACAAGGTACGGTCCTGCCTTGTCTACTTGGAAAGAAAGCGGACCCTTGGTGATCACCGCCCCCGGAGGGGTCAAGGCAGCCGTACTTCCATCCGGGACATAAGCCAAAGACCACGCATATGCGGTGCCGATGTTCTCAGACTCGACGGTTACGATGTCCCCAACTTCCAAGTCATCTCGGCTTACATTGAGCTCGGGATCGATGCCATTTCGTTTGCTTCGGATACTCGCTACATACATCAGGCCACCCCAAACACGAGTTGAACGAAGATGTTCGTACCATCCCACCCAGCCCCAGCATTAAGTTCCACATCCCACTGACCGTTGGACAATGTGGGGTCAAAGACCAAATCTGGGTCACCGGCCGCTACTAATGGAAGATTGGTCACCGTTCCAAGAGGGGTGGTCTCCAAATCGTACAAGGCGCCACCAGACAATACGATGTTCCCCGTTTCCACATTTCGCACCCCGAAGGTGCAAGTCCCTACCGTAAACGAAGTTAGGTACACCGTTACCGACTTGAGAACACAAGTTTCGGACACCCAACCTTGATAGGTATAGGAAGGACTCGTTGGGTTCAAAGCAAAATGGTACACCTGATTCTTAGCAGCGATAGCCGCAGCTTCAAGAGCTTGTAGGTTGAAGTTCTGTTCGTTGGCCCACCCTTCGATACTCACATCAACAGGGATGATGCCTGTGGTGTCCCTACGTTCCCCCGCAGCTACAAGCTGTAGGTTCAATGAAGCAGTCAAGGCGCGAAGCCTTACATATTGGGTGCTTTCCGAAGCAAGCCCCGCATCCACAATGAGGCGAACGAGGTAAGCACCTTCGTTGTCCACAGTGAAGGTGCCGGGACTGACCATCGACACATCACCGGTAAAGGTGGCAGTGCTTGGAACACCCGCAGGGCTTTGTGGGGCGAAGACAATCGCCCAATTGTAGGTTGTAGCCGCATCCAGTGCGGTGACCGTAACAATGTCGCCCGAAACGAGGTCGTTTCGGCTGGCATCATCGATGGGGTCCACCCCATTCCTGAGGCTTTGAATGCGCGCAGCCATCTATCAAACTCCAGAATAGAATCCTACCCCTCGCACTTGATAGACAACACACCGAATAGGAAAACCCCCTTCACCAACAGAGGATGAAGGGGGTTGCCTGAGAGTTGGGGCTACTATGCGGCGCGAACAAGACCCCGCTTCACCGTATCGGCGGTGAACTTGTAGCGACCACCCTTGGGGCCGGTTCCGCTGACGGGGTACTTACGGCGGCGAAGGTTGATCTCCGTAACGGTGTAGCGAGTGCTGCCGCTGATGAAGGTCTTGCCGAAGCAATCCTCAGGGAGACCGACCATCTTAGCCTTCTGGGCGAAGTCGGAAGGGGCTCCGGTACCCGTTGCCATGCAGAAGTCGAACTTCACAGTGAGGCGGTCGGGGCTGAAACGTCCGTTTCCGCGGGAAAGGGTCATTCCATACTTAGCGGCTACGGCTTCAAGTGCGGCTTCGGCTTCATCGGAAACCATTCGGACAGTTGCTCTATCAAACTTGGACATGGGAGTTCTCCTGGGGGCTCTTCAAGTGGCCCGTAGGTTGGAAGGGGTGGGATTACCCCCTCTCACATTACTTATACGAGGTGGCATCCCTTTTATGGCCCTACGGGGTAAAATAACTCTGTCGTAAGGTTTCTTGCGGCACTACACACACAACGGTCTTCGGACCAACACACACACGGAGGAAGCGATGGCTTCTCAAATGCCGGGCGATGCGCCCACCCCCAATACGATGAACCCCTACCAAATGCGGTTCGACCTCTTACATTTGGCCAAGGACATCTTGGAACAAAACGCCCATATGGCGCGAGAAGACAAGGTGAAGGATACGAACAAGGATGGTCGTAAGACTTTCTTCACCACCGATGAGGTGATTGAGACTGCGGACAAGCTGAACAAGTTCCTTTCCGGCAAGTAGGGTCCTATGTCTACGAGGTACACCACTGTAGTGGCGATGCTTGATAACGATGCGAACTTCGCATGTGTTATTCGGGAATTGCTGCGCAGAGGTGAGCTTGAAAGGCCTCGTAGTCTGGCACTACCCCCTGAAGATGGCGCCAACGGAACGATGTGCTACATGTCGTTCCGTTGGCACCTGAAACACTATGGGGAGCCGAAGGGTGTAGACCGTGCAGACCGCAGTGACATCCTTGCGGAAGTGTGGAGGGAAAAAGATAGCGGAAACCCCTTCACTGAACATTGGTGGGTCACCCTTCAAGACGGTTCCGAAGTGGGACCCTTCCCGACTAAGAAGGAAGCTTCTTCAGAAGCGGTTCGCTTCCTTGTTCGAGATGGGTGGGTCGTAATGAAAGAAACCCCGTGGGATGGCGAAGATGAAGTCGCTTGGCCTGTGGCTTACAAATAGAACTGCTCTGATGCGTCTTCATCCGTAATGGTATGGGGAACACGAACCCCCAAGCGGTCAACCTCAACGGTGTAGGCTTGACCCGTAGCGACAGCAGGCATCCGACGAGCCACCTTTAAGATACTGGGCGAACACCGAACAGATGTAGCGGGACCGGAAGAAACACCTACAGAACCGCCCGTAGAACCTAATAGTGTGTTCAAACGGTATTCCCCGGCATTCGGACCCGCAGCAATGGTTACGAGCTCCCCATCTGTGGCAAGACCCCAGTTCTGAGCCAGATCCTGAAGTGTGTCTGAAGAAGTCACCGTCAAGGTGCCGGAAAGCCCCGTAGGAACCGTTGTGTAAGTGCGCGGGGTGGTGTCCTTTCCATAAGGGAAGGTGATCACTTCCTGAATTCGGTACACCCCTTCGTTCGCACCGCCTTCTATGGCGAGCTTCGCACCAAGACGCACACTGGAAAAAGAAACCGAAGGGTCTCGAAACGAAGTTCGAGACGTGAGGGTGTCCCCCGTTCCTACGATTGTCTTGGCACCCAAGCACCACTTACGAGTGTCATCGTAATAGTAGGAGTCCAAACCCCACGACATCCCACCATCATCAGAAGCGATGGTGTCAAAGGCATCCCTAAAGAGATGGCTATACGAGTAGATAACATGAGCGGGTTTCAAGGCAGCCAGTACGATTTGTACATTCCGTTCCAATACGAAGGGATCGGTCGGGAACTGATTGTGGGCAGCGATGAAGACTTCTACTTCAAACTGGTTGTCGATGGTCCACAAGCCTTCTGGGTCTCGAGGAGGTGAGCCCATGACCTTTTCAATGATATACGCAGTAACATTGGGATCCAAGGCTTCAATGCCGCCTACCATTGCCATCTTGGTAGCCCCTTGCAGTAAAAGGTTCACCATCTTCAACAAGAAGCTTCGATACAAAGTATCCCCATCGATCTCAGGGATACCTTCTTCCATGTCTGCATCTGGGAACACCAAGGCTCCCAGAACTTGCCACAAGAACTCAGGGCGAGTGAAATCCCAATTGGAATCTTGAAATACTTGTGTCGTTTTGAGCTGGATCTCTGCCAACTGGTCGGCCATCGCTTGGAACTGCAACGAATACCAAGGGCCATTAGTTGAAGCTACATAGTTGGAAGGGAGAACCGCCCGAAAGGTGACCAGAATTTCATCTATGAGTTCAGCACGGCGTATGAGGTATTGTTGACCGGACGGTGGGGTAGGGCTCGGGTTTTGGGTGGCCGAATACGGAACTTTGGTTTCATCGTCTGCCATCAAGAATCCTTTTTGCGAGCACGCCGTTCAATTTCCATTTCCTTGTACTGGTCGCGCATCTCGTCCAGCCCTTCCTTAACACCGGATCCAATCTCTTGAAGCATTTCGGTGTTTTCTTCCAATGTCTTGGTATTACCTTGCACCACTTCTACCAGTTCCCTTCGACATTCAGACATTTGCTTTTGGCAATCCAAGGCTTCTTGTCGGTAGCCATCAATTACCTCATCGTAACGACCCCGCATTATTTCAATGCGTTCTTCATGGCGAGCTTCAATGTCTTTAAGCTGGGATTGGAACTTGTCCACCAAGTTGGACATTTGTTCCTGGAACTTTTCAGTCAAGGTGTCCAAACGCTTCTGCATCCCAAGGTGTTGCCACACCAAAAAAGCTGCAAAGGCACCCAAAGCACCAAAGTCAAAAAGTTGAGATAGGAGGGAATCAGTCATCGCACAGCTCTTCCAGTATTAACGGTCAACACTGTAGGGTGGCTATCGACAATTCACCGACTAAGAATCATTGGTCCTGATCGTAAGTGAACACAAATGCCCCTTCCACCAAATACTCAACGGAGTTGGGATCTATGTCCTTTGCCCCACTATCTTCCCCTACAATGTAGGTACACGCATAGGTATGGGCTGTTGGACTGTCCCCGATGGGGATTGAAACCAGCACTCGATTAGCTGTGAGTGCCACCCTCCGTTCTACTCGTGCCTCTTCCTGCACATAGCCCTTTGAAATCAAAGTCGCATCATCGGTTAGACCTTGAATAACGGCACCAGCACCACCAATAATATAAGCGGAACCACTCGCAAACCCGAGGATTTCGAACACCGCGGTAGCATTCAATAATAGAAGTGCCTCGTCATCTTGGAACACCCCTTTGTATGTCCCTATGGGCCCACCACCATCGACAGTCGCTGCTGATAAAGGGTTGTTCAACAAATACACCGCAGCGGAAGCGGAAGTGAGGCTTGTAATGAGTGTACTTTCTGCGGCGGTGTCTGTGGAAATGGATTCTCGAACAACTGTAGCCAGTTCTTGTCGAACCAGCTTGTTGAGCGGAACAACAACATAGGAAATGCCTTCCGTATTTTCCATCACTCGGATCACATCGGATTGCCGAACCGGATCCCCTAATCGCAAGTTGCTGAAGAAGTTCGTAGAATTTGTTCGGAGGTCTGAATCCACTGTGCTTCGATCTGCACCCTTCGCCAAAACAATAGTCGCGGAGATGTCTAATGGGACTGCTATGCCTTCTTTCACCACCACATCAGCCGTAGCATGCTTGTGTTCGTCTATGTTCTCTTGTGTGGTGGAAACAAGCAGGTTCGTAGTGTAGGTGACTACGAAGTTCTCATCGTGTGCATAGTCCACAGAAACGGTTGCCCCACTGGGGATGTCGCCAGATTCCACCCGAGTGATAGAAATGGCTACGGTTTCCGTTCCCAAGTTAATGGTGTAATCCGGAGTTCCAGAAGGGTCATCGGGACCCTTGTACTCAATAGTCCGGTCTTCATTATAGACGTTCACAGTCAAGAAGTTAGCACCCAAGCTGTCCAGGTATTCGGGATACAACCCCACCAAGACATGGGATTCATTTGTGATTTGGATGAGATCCCCGGAAGGAACTATTGCACCTTCTTCATCCACATACCCTGTGATGTCTATATAAGTATTGGCCAAGGAAGATCGCCCCAAATCCAAGGGGGCATCGGGATAAACCACATCCCATGCGGTAACGGGCAACGCCCCACTCACAGCACCTACGACTGAGGTGACACCATCGACAGGTTGGCGAGGGAAGACAAACTTATTCCCACTACGACGACGATAAGAACCCAGAACAACATTCGCATAGGTAACGGAAGGCTGCACCACATCGGTTGACAGCTTCACGGTGTTGTAGTGGGTGATGGTGTAGTCCGTAAGGTTAAACACTTCACCCGTAGAAGCGTTTCTGAACTCATACCCTGCATCAGGGAAGTCCAAGAGCTCAACAATAGGGCTTTCCGATGAAAGGGAGGTGTCGACTGCCACAAAGGTTAAGTCTTCCGGGTCCCCTTGCAACTCGAACTGGACATCTTGTGCGATGTCGAAAGCGAAGGAAAAGGGATCCGTAACGGTAGCTTCGTTAGAGCCTTGGACCCACACATCCACCTTCCCACCCCGATGAACACCAGCACTATCTATATCTCGTTGCATCATAGGGTCACCCGCCGCCACCACATTGGCCTTTACGATGCCCGGTGTATCTGCGGCGGTTTGGAGGTAGCCTCGTGCGGTGCCCGAATCAACCGAAGCCAATGCGTTCATTACCCGAGTGGTAAGGTCCAGATTGGATTCTGAATCAGTTCCGCCAAAGGTGGCACCCGAATTGTAGGCAGTAAGTCCTGTCGCACTCCCCTCAACGGATGTGATTTGACCCACCCCAACATTCCCTGTTGAACCTGCGGTCGCAGCTCGGATAGGAACAGTGACGGAATACCGACCGCTTACCGGATTGTAATAGGTAGCCAGTTGGTTGACATTGATGACCGCCTCTCGGGTCGTAGTGAATTGACCCGCCCCTGAAGACACCGTAGTTCCGATGAGCACCACAATGGAATTAGTGGGCCGCGTAGTGGTGTATAGGGTGACTTCACCTTGTGCGGCCACCCCCGCTCGTCTGGAAACACCGAAGTTTGAAGAATAAGCCTCAAATGCGGAATCGATGACCCCCTGTACATCATTGTTAGACCCCAAATACATAGCGGCTTTCAACGCCAGCTTGTAAGCGGATTGGTTGACGGGAATAGATGTGCCATTGGAAGTGGGATCATCTACTTGAAGCAACAAGAGGGGTGTCCGAGCCCGATGGAAGAAGTCCAAGATGAAGCGAATGCGCTCCGATTCTGAGGAGAAGGGATCAATAACGGTGTCCCGTAATACAGATCCGGCAACCACATTGATTTGAGGGTTGGACTTGAAAATGGCACCGATGAACTGGGTGACGATTTCAGACCGCTTGGTAGAAGGGAAAGCACCCATCACCCCCGTCACTCTGAGGGGCTTACCTGCAAGCTCGTCAGAGAAGGAGGATTCGAATTCAAGGTTCTTATCCGCATCGTAGTAAACCGCAGTCACTACATAGTAGAGATCCCTTTCTGTAGGGAGTGATGCAAATTCCCCGATGAAAACAGTAGAAGGGGTGCTGGTAGTGGTGTTGCTACGGTTATGAGAGAAGGAATACAACGTCGTATCGCGAACACTTGCCACACTGGAAGTGAAGCGCAGCTTGCGTGCTGTTTCAGGGATTTCAAACCGCACACTCAAGTCCGTTTGAAGGACCACTTCTTCCTCATCTTCTTGGTCGGTGCGGACTCGAAAATACATGGGGTCGGCCAATGGAACCCCATTGTCATCAACAGCGACATCGGCATTGAGCTCTTGTGTCCCAAAGGTGCTGAGCTCTTCTGTCTTTGTCCCGGTGGAAACTAATTCAACATTCACCCGGCGATAGCCGGTGGCACCACCCCCTGCGAACTGGGAAGCATAGAAGTTCAGCCCTTGAAAGCCAGTTACCACACTTGGTTCGGACTGGATCACTACTGAATGGTCGGCTTGAACAACAGACAAGTTAGTGGGAGGAGAAGCCACCACCCCTATATCAGCCGTAGAAATTAGGCGCAGTGTGGCAGTGGCTTCCGGTGTCGTACTCCCAGAGGCCAAGACTGCTCGGATCACAAAGGTATTTTCCCCCGATAGGAGGTACAAGCCATCAGGTTCATAGGACGGGTTGGGAACCACCCATGTTCCGCTATCGAAAGTGACCATAGAAGGATCGGAAGTAAACCCCGAACCATTTACGGAAACCTGCATCTCAACGGCATTCATGCCCACAGTGCCGGTAAAAACTCTCCGCTCCATAGAGGTCGTAAACACCACTTGTGTTCGGTATTCCCCATCCGGGGACAGTATTTTCGGTGAAGCACTCATTTATTCCCCCACCAAGTTTCGGTACTGCGGCCCAAAGTTGGTGGGTTGGGCACCCAAGCTCGCTCCTGTCGATCCCGCCAAAGCGACCGCACCGGGAACAGAATACGCAATAGACACAGGTATCCTTTGCATACTCGCATTGGTGACCACTACTTCCACATTGAACGCTGTCGGGTCTACTCCGGGAGATGTCACATTCACCGCTTGCACAGCATACAAGCGCTCTCGGTCAGACACCGTTTGGAAATTGCGTTGCGTTGTTTGTATGTTTTGGACCTTCTCTAAAGCAACGGTAACAGCTTCTTGAATAAGCACGGCTGCTGCCCCAGACCGCTTCATCCCAATCATCTTCATGATGTCGGAACCGTAGGCCGGATGGTATGGATTCGATTTCAATTCCGTAAGCAACATCTTCAAACACGCTTGATAGAGCAAGTTCTCATTGTCGATAGTCACCACATCACCCGCTTTATCGAAACGGTAGTCATTCTCCACATATGTCCCTTGGCACCGAGGACACCGTTCCGGGAATGAAACATAGGTGGCCTTGAAGGTTGGGTTGCCTTTCAAGGGAGCCGTAAAACGAGGGTAGCGAGCTTTAACAGGAAATCGCCCCACTTCCATTGCGGTAGGAAACACATCTTGACGCGTATGCAATTGCCAAGGGGGATAGACGGTCGAACCTCGAGCTCCCCGTTGGAATGTGAAGCCGAGTGCAGCAGCAGCCCCGATTGACTCCGGACCCCCATCAGGTCGGGAAACTCGCACTACCGATTTGGTTCCCACCTTTTCCGCATCCACCAGCACTAAGGAATTGAACTCCGTCAACCCCACTGCCACCTTGCTGCTTGAATTCCGAATAGCCGCAAGCACATCTGCAGCTTGTACTCTCGTACCCACAGGGAGTGCGATGTCAGTAGTGTCCACACTTGTTTGAATTCGCAGAACATTCCCTTGCGGGCCCAACGTATCGGTACACCTTTGGATGTTGTAGGGGCCTGCGAAAGCCCCAATCAACATAGCTTGTGAGTACAACCCTGCGGCCGGGACGAAATGGGAATCGTTCACCATAAGACGAGCCGTAGAGGCCACCGCAACGGGAGCCCTTATAGGAATAGACCTCTTGTCATCCCCTAAAGCCACTCGTTCTTCCATCACCAAGTGTGGACACGGGTATCCGGATCGGATCTCAATACTCAATGGAACCTCCGGTATCCGAAGCGGATAGGGAAAACACCGACCAACATTTAGAGGGCACTCCCATCTTCCTCCCCATCTGGGGCATCCGACATAATGTGAATAGCTCCGGCCAACCCTTCCGCATTGAATGTGTTTGCAGCTACCGATGTCGCTACCGTCGGTAAACCATCCTCAGTAAGTGCCGTATCCAACTGCCAAATAATCCCATCAAACCGATTCACAATACTGGCAACGGAAGAATCCCGAGCATATTCCGGTCCTGAAACCCCTTCAGGGGAGTATACAGTTTGGAGCCCCGCAGTTTCGGCAACCGCACAAGTGATGGCATCCATCTCATCAAGAAGCTGTTCTCGGAGATCGCAGAGCTTGATGATGCGTTCTTCAAGTGCATTGCGCTTGAAACGGATTTCCTGTTCAACCCAACGCCGCCCCCGACTTATCTGGGTGGCATCAGCTTCGTTATTTAGTTCTCGCCGCCCACCCACTCGATTCACATTGTACTTGTAGAGTGTAGAGACTCCTTGTTGGTACAAGGTTCCAGAGAACGCCAACTGTCCCGTCTTCGCATGCAAAACACCACCACTGGGTTGTGTGAACACCAATGTTCCATCTTCAGCTTCCGCGATGGAACCTGGGGTCAAGAACATTGAAATGTCCCAAGGGTTGCCTCCCATACCGGTGTACGCTTGTAAGAGCTTCCCCAAGGAAGAAGAAAGGGGACGAACGTACAACATTGCTCGCTTCTCAGACACCGCACCCGTCTCATCCGCTTGAAAGCCCACATCTATCTTTCCGATGCGTCCGAGTTCAGCTTGAATCACCCCAATCCGCAAAGCGGCATCACGCCGTTCTTCAAGGATGAACTTGCGGAATTCCTTCCATTGCCCAATTCGAAAACGACCAAGAAAAGTAAAAGAAGGCATTACTCGTCCACATCGGAGCTGCCGCCCATAATGGCAGCAAACAAATCTAAGAGAAGCATAGGCACTCCCCCTGCAACCACGATCAGACCACAACCCATAGATTGAGGGTCATCTGCGGGCTTGTTCCCCGCACTGATGAGGTCCATCAAGACCCCATCCGTTCCGTTAGCCACCACAACCAAACCCGAAGCGGAAGGCAATGCGAAATCCAACGACTTTATCAAAGATCGGATCCACTCAATCAAAGCCTGAAATTGATAGATGCGAGCTTGAACGGCTTCGATGTAAGCAATAATCCGTTCAATGACCCCATCAAGGGCCGACAAAAGTGCCAACAGCCAGTCTTCTACCTTGGAGAGCACTTGATCTAACGGAGCCATCATCTCGTAAAGCGGCCGATAGACTTCCCAACCCCCATCTGCGGGGGAACGCACTGCGGCTGTGACTTTCAACACCCCGGCTGCGGATGAAACCAAGTCTGGGTTGGCCAACAACAAGTTACGAACAAAAGCTATGTAGGTGACTTGTGTGGCGTCTGCACTCAGGGTGTATACGACAGGAGAAGCATCTAAGGAGCCGTTACCGGGCTTGTACACTGGTGGGGGCGGCTCCGAATATGTAAGTTGTTCTTGAAATCCAGGTGAACGGACAGGGCCACCCCTCGTCCTCCAATACATTGCTCGAGATGTTTGTTGCACCGGAACTGCGAAGTAATTCGGGGCACAACCCATCAAGGGGTCATTCCGAACTTCCTTTGGGGTCTTCCCTTCATACTCTTTATCTCCGATCCCGAAAGTCTGTGCGATTGTGATAGCCGGCCCTGTGCTACCGGAACCCCCCGAGATAGGTGACCAAGAAACCCCACAGTCCTTCCATGTGGCTGTGAAGAGGGGTTCGGCAATCTCCACCACCGCAGCCATAATGGTCTCCGACAAAGAAGCCATAGAGTACAGGGTGTTCGCCGCTGCCAACGCCTTGGCGACAGCCGACTTGGACCATTTTATGGTGTTCTCTTGATTGAACCACTTTTGGTTGATCTTCATCTGCTTGAACAGCTTTTGGGATACCTCTTCCAATCCCGTAGTTCCCAAGACAGTGCCGGAAGAAAACCTTTCATCATCGGCGGGAGCAGAGGCATCCGACCGGGAAAGAAACATAACAATCAAAGCCAATTGGATAGCTTGAATATAAGACTGTGAAGATTCCGAAGGGAACGCTGCTTCAACCGCTTGCGAAGCAATACCCCAATCACCCGCTGGAATTTCTGGTGCATTCGGGGGGGAAGGAAACAAGCGCCCCGACTTTGCTTGCCGAATGTTGTCCGATGTGAACTTGTAGAGGCGTAGTGTCTCGTCACTCATAGGTTGTGGATTCACAGGTGATCCATCATCCACAGCATCCAAGATCGACTTCGCTACTGCCCGCACCCGAAAGAAATACGAGCTCGCAGTGCGTTCCGTAAACTTGATTCCGTAGGTGCCACTTGCGTCTTGTTCGATGTCCGCATCCTTCGGCAACATCGAAGCTTCAAACACCGCATTGAATTCTTGTCCGGGCATCGCAAGTGTAATGCCCTTGTTGGGAACAAAGAAGGCAGAGGCCAACCACGGGCCACCGTTATCCTTGCTGAGTGCCTTGGGCGGGATGAGTGGGGTGTTGATGTCCTTTTGGAACCACAGCTTCACTGCACGAGGATCATCTGCGTTGGTGGGCCACACATCCGAGTAATCGGCACTCCCGGAGCCAACCATATCGGCTCCCCCATACACTTCCAACACACCATTAGTTACAGGGTCGATGCCCACCGCCGAGATAATCGGAGGAAAAATTCCAGAGGAATCCGTATCCGAAGGTGTAGTCCCAACTACCTTCAACCCGCTTTCAACGGTGCTGACTTCAATGATCCACCCTTTCGGAGCGGGAATCTTGAACCCTGCGCCCCCACCGGGACCTGCCGGCATCTTCCATTTCAAAATGGCTTTGTTAGGGGGTTCCCCCCCGCTAAGGGCTGCACCCAGTTCCTTAAAGGAAGCAAACGGCTCATTTCCGTACACAACCGATAAGCCCGTTGGCTGTGGGAATGCCGATTGGGTCTTTGTCTTCTTTCCGAAGAAGCCGGCGATGGTCATTATGACTCGAATGAGTGCATCGATGTCTTGACCACTCACATAGAAAAACCCTGCCAATACCGCACTGGAAGAAGAGAAGTTCGGTCGGCTTAGGTCTCGCTTGTCCACCAATCGGGCAATCGCCCTCCGCTCAAAAGCTTGAAAACCACCTCTAATGTCTTGAAAGTTGTTTGAGAACTTTATCAGTCGTATGTCCCCAATGTGGACATAGAAACCCATCATTTTGAGATCCTGGATGATGGCTCGGATTTCAGCGATGATGGCCTTGATGATCGCCGTCAATGGGTCAAGGAGGCCAACCAAGAATGCCTTGATGACATTGAGGATCATCTGGACAATGTTCAGGATTGCGATCAACGCACTAAGCACCGCATCGATGCCGGCGAGTACGGCATTTACGGGAGCCAGAATAGGATCTAAGCTCGGTTGTACGGTGACCCAATCGGACATTTAGATAGCCCCCCCGCCACCATGCTTCGCTTTTTGCAGTGCAATATGAAGCTGTGCCAACACTTCTTGATCCTTTTGAACTTGTGCTTCAAGCAACGCTTGCATCTTGTCCAAAGCGATCTTTTGCTTTTCAAGGATGGGGGACTTTACGGTTCCGGCGTTGGTCTTCCCCCAGTCATTAACAGGAACCCCCATTTCTTGAAGCTTCTTCTTGATTTCATCTGGGGTCATTTAGTCCTCCACTAAGGTACGTACTATCACCACCTTACCGTCAGGACTCCTTGAAGGCCTTCCGTTGCATCGCAAGAGCGCGTTGCTTGCGTAGTTTGCTCGGCAATTGATCCTCTTCCCTGCGAGCCACAATGATGGAACCTTCTGTCCGATCCGCACGGAACATAATCCACGAGAAACGTTGTTCCCGGAACTTGTCTTCATTGTCTAAGGCATCAGCAATGTAGTCCAATAGAACAGGTCGTTGGTTTTCGCTGTTGGTAACGAATGCCGTATAGGCAACCCCTAACGGGTTTTGCTCCGAATCCAAACGGTAATCCAACACCCAAAACCGTCGATCCAAGATTGAGACACAATCAGAACAGTTCTCAAAGGGTGCCCCATCGGTTTCACCGCTTAGACTGGTGAGGTAGACGTTGGTGAACACACCAAGCCCTGCCGTCGGGTCTGTAGCACTGGGCAACTCTGTAATATGATCATCCTTTTGGAAGATGTAGTAGGTGCCGCCTTTATCAAAAGAGTTCTGGATCTCTTCCATCCAAGATAAGAACCGACCACGCTGGAAGAGCACCAATTCCGTAGCATCCTTTGAAAATACGGGGGTTGTTCGAATGATGCGGTAGCCAAAGGGGCCAAGGCTCTTGTAGAGGGACAAGTCCCCTGCATCTCGAGATTTGTAGGACAAGTCCCCTGCACCATCCAACACTGCGGGAGCCGTGAGCCGCAAGTCTTGTTGTCCTTCCCGACCTGTACCGGGATTCAACAATGAATCATGAACGGTAGGCAGCAAGACATAATCAGAAGTGGCTGCCGTCCCAAATATGACATCATCATCCCCGTTCTCGTCTCCCCCACAAAAGCGGGAAGCCCCCGACACCGTTAGAGAATCAGGCCCGACTTCTTCCACCAAGTAGAAGCCTCGGTTGTCATCAAGCTCAGAAACAGAACCAGGTGTGTAGTTCCCGCCCACTCGACCTACAGTGGAAGCGTCCCCTACCGCCCGAGCTCCTTGTTCTTTCTCGATATAGAGGATTCCTGCCGGGTCCACTACGATGTAGTCGCCTTCTTGAACGCCTTCGTCTTCCCAAGTTCCAGTGAGAGTATCATCCTTAATCTTGTTTGCCTCATCCACAAACCCACCCGTTGTGGCACCCCCTGGATAGTCCACCCGCATTGAACGAACCTTCACATCCGTAAGAAGATCCAACAATTGGTCATGGGATTGTTGGTGGGGAACGGCAGCTTGTTCAAGATAGACCTCGAAGGTCACTGCACTTTGAAGTGCCGTGGAAGAAGCAGTCCAACCGGGAGTGCGCAAGTGCAGTGTGGTCGCCCCCGTCAGACGGATTTCCGCAGTGTCCACCACCACCCCATCTGCATCCAACAACCGAACCACATCTCCAGCATTGATGTTGACGAGGTTCGTACCGAAGTCCCCCAATTGGGTTGCGGTTCCGAAGGGGGCTAAATCTGGGGCGAAAGTAAGTGCGCCCGGTATTGGAGGGGCACCCCCTTGATCTACATACCCCCATCGGGTTTCGTACACATACCGTAAGGGTTCCAAGACCGTAGAAATGTTGGTGTTCACTTCATGGAACCTGCGGATACGACGAGCTACGGCATACGTGTCTGCCCATTGGTTCCCCGCACCAGAAAGGTCGTGGTCTTCCCAACGACGGGCTCCAATCTTGGTTATCTCTGCGGTAGCCCCTGTAAGGGGGTATGAAGCAGCAACCACCCGAGGCTCTGGATCAGTATCCGTAATCGTAGAAAATGGAATGGAAGGTTCAAAGAACACCCCCGCTAAAGCCCAGTAACCAGCGGTGGCCACCGCAGGGTCCATATCCGTCCCAAGCTGGAAGGTGTCCCCCGGCAACATACAGGTAAGAACATTGCTTACCGGTGACGAAGCTGCCGTCCATTGATCCAGATCGTCCTTTGCAAAGTGGATGCGATTCCAGGCCGAAGTGTACGGTCCAGGATCTCCCGGTGCAGGCAACGGACCGGGACCCCCGGCATCATTTCGCATGCGCAAGTATTCAGGAACCCCTTGCGCTTGGTGGGTGGATTCGCTCGCAGGGGTGGCAAACCCCGGTTCGTTATAGGCCACAAGTCGTTGCCCATCGTCAGTTGAATAGATAGGGACTCGTTTCTCTTCAATGAAAGCCGTACTGTTTGGAGGGTTGTTACACACCACCAACAAGTTGTCCTTGTCCGCCTCATGCGCTGGAATGATGATCATATTGAATGCGGAATTATAGTTGATTTGCCCTCTTCCATAAGGTGGGTCCGGTGGCGGAACCAAAGCCGGTACCAGCTCGGCAGCTTGCCAATCCCAATAGAGATCTGTGTAGTCCGGAGGGGAAGAGCCACCGGAATCGAGGATGGTGTGGTTACCCGCAAAGATGCTGGAAAACCCACACACAGCCGTTTGAAAGCCTCCAAATGCTTGTTCCCAATAGCCCACCACATTGTTGGTTGGGAACGAAGAGGAGAGCCCTTCAAACCTAATAGGGAAGGAAGAATGGCGACCCGTACCTGTGTTGTAGCTCACCCGAAGACCTACAACGGCGGCGGCGTAGAAGTCATTCCCAGACACAACGGCACCTACGGCATCCACTGCGGATGTGGGGTCCAATGTTGCGGTCAGCTCTTCCGTTTCGGGGTCGTAAGAACCCCCACTAAAATCGATGCGGTACACACAGTCTGCGACCATTGTGTAGCGACTTCCCAGAGCTGCCCCGGAATCATAAGTGGCATATTGCGTTTTGAGAATAACGAAGAATTCTCCCGAAGTTCCTGTTACGGGAGATCGAACAAGGCTCCGATTAAGATAGCTGGGAACTTCTTCCAAGACGATTTCATTTGAAACACTGTCGATGGACTTCAAGAGTGGGAAACGGAGGTCTAACCACCCCTTTTCCCCCGCAAGGACCGTCTTCGTCACCGACTTGAGCGAGTCCCCGTAGGTTGCGGATACGGAATCCCCTTCAATGGCATGGCGTACCAAGTAGGTGCCTGTCTTTACGGACCCACACTCGGGATCGGTGATGCCGCCCGAGATGAGCATAATGTCTCCGGGAAGCACATTGGACACTGCTCCTTCAAACACTCCGTTCTCTTGCACCCAAGTTCTGGGGGACCAGACCGGTTGGGTCGTTGCCACTGGAAAATCCGCAGTGCGTCGAAGCACATCCCCGGAATCAGGGAAAACGGCGGGTTGCATATGCAGGATGAGATCTGTTTCTTCCGCATCCGAAGAAGAAGCTACCGATATACGGATTCCTTCAACGGGATCTGTTCCGCTCGGGAAGTTGAGGTAGTTGGTGGCTTCATTCTCATATTCGAAGGACATAGCTCGAACCAAGCCCTCCTCATCGCCAGCCCCATCCGCAGTAGCATCCGTATAGGTTCCCACATACTCGACCCCCGCCAAGATCGTTCCATCCGGGGAAGGACCCACCCTGTTCTTGAACGTCAAGAATACGGGGTCGGCCCAAGTTCCACCGTTGATCCCCCCAGAAGCTATGTTGTAGGCACAAGCATTCACATCGGAGCCGACAAAAGCACCCCCATGTCGCATAGGGGATTGCCACACATTCAACATCAGACCCATTGAATGGGTGGTGTCTCCGTTTTGGGGAAGGGCATCGCGATCCAGTGCATTAGCAAAGGAGTATCGTTCCGAGAAGGTAAGTCGATCACGCTGAATCCGAGCCATATTGGACCCAAAACCCGAACCCTGTGGCATAACTCCGGTGGTCTGGTTTGCGATCTCAAAAGTGATGTAGGTATCCACCGAAATGGTGAAGTCATAATAAACGGTGGGGGATAGCCCCAGAGCGGTGAACAAAGGACCGTCTGCATTGTCTGTCTGCAGGACAAACTGATTGCCCATAGGACCACCAGAGAGCCCCGCATTTATGTTGAGGCCGGCAGCCGTTAGACGGTGTTGGGTGGCAGGTGTTCCAGCCACTTCATTGATAGCGAACACAGGGCTGCCGATAGAAGGGCTGCCGATAATCAAAGTGGCCTGAAGCGGGTCACCCACATATGCGGGGTCTGGGCTGTAGAATTCGATTCGGATGGCATTACCAAACAAGTTGATGATGTGCCACAAGCCACCGTTACCACCACCGAAGCCATCATCCAGGGTCAAACCTCCGATACTCGAGAAGTCGATGAAGGTTTCCCAAAAGGCTCCCGCAATGTGGTGGCCGATCACCCCTGGGCCAAGCGCCGCATCGGAAGTGTTCCCCGCCCAAGCATTGTATGCGGTGTAGTTGTGCTGCTCATCTCGGCGGGTTCCCGTCACAAAGCGAGGGATTTCCAATGCTGAAGTGTAGTCCGTAGGGATAGGCCCATCAGAACGCACATCAGCTACCGACAAGATCCCCGTAGCTGCGGGAAGAAGTGCGCCCCCAGTAACTTGCGGTTGGTCTACTTCTACGAACATGAAGTCGTAAGGACGAACGGAACCCATCCCCGAATTGTTCACATAAGTACCGGAAGTGACCGGCTGCATTGCTTCTGCTGTATAGAGAACATTGGGGTTCGTATCCGTTACGACATCAACCACGGGAGCAACGAAGGTATTGGCATCCGGAAGCTCGTCTGGAAAGATAGCTCTCCAATACTGGTACTCATTAGGGTTCAGGTTGAATCCCGCCCAACACACAGGAGCAGGCAACAGTATCAAGAAGCAATCCGCATCAAAGATCAGTTTGATCGACACCGCAGCTTCACCCAAGATTGCCAGTTCTGTATAAGACGAAGCCAAATACGGGATGCTCACATCCCCCGAATCATTCAGAGATTCACCCTTCAAGGCTGGAATTTGAACCGGTTGGCCCGTATTAGTGAAGGACACATCGGCTTCAATAGCGGTCAAAGGTGTGGGTGGTACTTGTCCGAACATCCCTTGCAAATCGAACGGGAAGGATTCGTCGTTCGCCCATCCTTTACTTAGACCCTTATCAATGAACTTCCCCTTCTTGCGGTTAACTCCGATGTCAAATTGGACTCGGTAGTCTTCAAGTGCTTTCGCCGCGGCCGCAATGTCCGATAAGTCTGGTTCTTCCGTTTCGGGATCCGGTATGTCATAAGGGTTCCCCTTCGGCCCACACCAAAGAGTGTCTCCCTGTTCCAGCTCTAATTGGGTGTAAGTAAGGGCCGCATTGACCTTCTGCACATTGGAACTCGCCAACACATTCCCATCCCCATCATTGACGGTGATGATGCACCCAAGCTGGATAGCATCCACAAACACATTGGCGTGAACATCGGGATCACTGAATCCTGCGGCGGGTCCCCAAATGGTTCCTGTTATACCATCCGGCTTCCCCCATCGAAGCTGTTCTGTGTTCGCCTTAAACCCCGGAGTAGAAAGTCCAAAATCCCCAGAAGCACCGTCTGCCAAGGCGCCACCGTTGGTGATCAATTGTCCGACATCGGGGAATCCCGTATCGGTATCAATCGGGAACTCGGAAAAAGGCAACGGTGTGATTACAAAGGTTGCCTTGCCCACGGTAGCGGTGAACCCAGGGTCAAATGCCGTCATTGCAGCATCTAAGGCAGCATCCCCGAAGGGGTAGTACGCCCAAATGCGAGCTCGAGGGTATCGATTTCGAACATTGATGTCGGAAATGTTCGGGACCCCACTCGGGAATACGGGGTTAGCAACATTTCCAATGACCGTGTTCCGAGTAGACAGCCGTGTATCAGTAACTTCCCCAGGTTCCGGCCCCGGAACTTCAATCACTCTTCCTGCGGAGTAATAGCCTTTGTTTTGGGCGTCCAAGTCGGCAGTAAGCCCCGGAAACAATCGGGTAAAGGCGAGTGTTTGTTCTGGGTAGATCCGTGACAGCTCGTGGGGTTGCCACATAAATTCGTATTTGCCGTCCACTTCCAACCATGGAAAGAGGATGGCCAAAAGGGTTCCACCCTTCAATCCGGTCAGAACACGGTCATCAATGTCATTCTTGACCCTGCTGCGTTGGAACTCGATCCAAGCCCCGATTTCACCACCGCTCTTTGTCCACCCGTCCACATCCCCAGGGGTGTCCCCGCCATGTGTGTCCAAAACATAGGTGGATGGCCCATAAATGCCATCGGACTCTTTGAGGTACCCTTCTGCCAGTGCCGTAGGATCTGCCCATTCTTCAACAACCAAACGCCACAAGTTACGCGAGTTCAAATCCCCCGTATAAATGTCTTCGTATCCGGGAGGGGTGTAGGGCTTCCCATGACCCACGAATAGACGGAACTTGCCGTCCCTATCCCCAATGACCCGCCCATCGATGTTTTCCAGAACTTGTTCCCACGCCACAATGATGGCGTTGTAGAATTCCAAGAAGGCACGACCCCCTTGATCCAAGTTGTTTGCATCCCGAGCAGCCCCCCGCAACCCAAGGTTTCCTTGTTTGTAGTTAATGGGCGCACCTGGGAACGCCAACAAGGGACCCCCAGAAGGGGAAGAAGAAGACACCTTGGCGATGGCTGACGAGGACACATCGGGCAAGTAGCTCACAAGGGGAAGAACCCGACAATAGAATGTGTCCGGGTTGGAATATGTGAACTTGGCAGCAATGATGCTCCCCAGCAAACCGTTCTCCATAGAAGGGGAGAGCACACTGAGGTTCTTAGAACGGTAGATAGGGTTGTATTGCGCCCCATCTACAATCACGGGCATCACTGAATCTATTCTTGTATAGCGAAAGAGGAGCCGTTCCCCACCTTGCAGGGAAGGTTGCGTCGGGCTGTTGAAAACAATCTGCCCATTGGCGGGATCCGCTGTGAAATGAATTCCAGCAGTCAAAGCGATGCCGGGAAGCTCATTCCCTGCGGCATCCTTTTGGCCGAGTATGAACGCTTCATACTCTTCTGTGTTCAAGAACGGGGAAATACCCGTAAATATACGAGAGCCCGGTAGGTACACCGAACGTACGGAAATGCGAATGGAATCGCTTTGTGCAGGATCGGAATCCCAACTAAACCCTTGGGGTGAAGGGTTGGCAAGCGTCACTACCGTATATCGACCATCCGCAGAAAGTGCGGAAGCCGCTACGATAAAGGGATAGCCCCCGATTTCGATTAGGTGTTGTGGCTGTGTGTACTCACGATAATCCCCATAGAAGCTGATGCTCAAAGCACCTCGATCTACAGGCAAGAACACAGCATCGGGGAATTCCATAAGAAAACCCGCAGCTCCCCCGGCAGCTATGGCTGCCCCTTCTGGGTCAACCGTTATGGCAACAGGGACGGCTGAAAGAGAAGATGCAGCATCCGCACCCGGAGCTCGACTTCCCACTTCAGTCAGAGCAGGAGGCCATATGTCTACGGTGGTGACATCCGTAACCGCATCGTAAGCAGCAGCTTCCACATAGAAGGGTGCTGTTCCAACCAAGAACAATGCCCCAACGATGAAGTCGGAAGTTCGGTCAGTGTCTAAAGTGAACTGCTGTTGCGCCACTTCCAAGAAGAAGGGCTTCCGAAACACAGGA